TAATGACAAAACTCGACTGGTTCCTGTTAGTGGCACTGATAACTTTAGTCGCGGTATTGCTAAGTATTTCGATCATGTCGTTTATTGCGAAGCCGGTCTAGGACAGCATAATTTCGCATCCTCAACAACCTTCAAGCAACAAATACTTATTGGGAGCAGAACAGATCAAGCCATTGAAAAGTTTCAAACTCCGAAGCTACTTCCGTTCTTCACTGGAGAGATTCCTCCGCTAAAGAAAGATCCTGTTGCTGATGTTATGGCGTCGCTGAAAGGATCAGCGGCGAAGGCTGTTGGATTAAGTCAACAAGAGGAGAAACTGTGAAGATTATAGGCTTAATGGGTAAAGCCGGGGCAGGAAAGACAACTATTTCTGATTACCTCTGCTTCAAATACGGATATTACAGCCGCAACTTTTCCGCTCCTATCAAGGAAATGCTTAGTCAACTTCCTGGAATGGAAGATATAACTATTTGGGAACAACGAGATAGGAAGGAACGAGAACTGTATCTATTTCAGAAGTCTCCTCGCTACTTTGCTCAGACGTTAGGAACAGAATGGGGTAGACAACTTATTCATGAAGATATTTGGATTAAATGCATGGAAGTGCATCTGTGGACTGCAAGATATGAATACTTCGTTATTCCTGATGTTCGATTTCAAAATGAAGCAGACTGGATTAGACGAAAGGATGGTATTCTTGTTACTGTTGCTCGTAATGTTGATTATGCTGTTCGTCCTCATTCCTCTGAAGTATTAGATGTTAACTTTCCAAATGAGAAACATTTTCGAATCTATAATGATAAAACAGTGGCTGATCTATACTTTGCAGCAAATGAACTTCATGGCTTCGCTCTGCGGTATTGGGAGCAAAGGCAGCAGCAACAGGTAGTTGAATAGCTGCTGTAGCACAAAGCTACATTCATTCACTCAACGCTTCATTCACTCGGAAGGTGTCTCATGAGCACACAAGCTCAGCAACAAGCTGCAAACCTCGACTTCTCTATTCTCGACGGTTCACTGGATGATATTGAAGACTTGCCAGGTTTCCTGGTATTCCCCAGTGGTGCATATCTTGTTGAGTTGCATCAAGGACTCAACAAGAAAGCCATTGCCAACCATCCTGCGATTGAAATGGCGATGAAGTGCATCGAGGTGAAGGAACTGGCAGATCCGAACGACGCAGAGAAACAGCCGAAGGTCGGAGATGTCTGCACTATTGCCTTTATGCTCGACAACGAGTTCGGTCGTGGGAATCTGAAGAAGGTTCTCGAACCGATTGGTGAAAGGCTCGGTATCAAGAGCAATCAGCAAATCGTTGATGCCAGCAAAGGTATCAAAGCTCTCGTTGTAATCAAGAAAACAGAGAACAAAGAGAAGCAGAAGGAATACGCGAATCTTCTCAGGTTCGTTCCAGTCTAACAGCCACAAGTTGTTAGACGACAGTAGGAGCGAAGCCATAAGCCTAGCTCCTGCTGTTTTTTCCTTTTTCTTAGGAGATTAAACATGAACAAAGTAGATGAAGCTATAGAAAATCATCTAGCTAGTCTAAAGGCAGCAGTTATTCTTAAGATGTATAAAGAGTTTGTTGCACTCCGCGCAAAGCCGATGGGTTCAGAAGTATTAGACTTGTTACATTCAGCTGTGGGCGCAAGTGGAGAAGCCGGCGAGTATTTGGACAGCATGAAGAAAGCGTGGATATATAATAAGCCTGTTGATCGAGACAATGTGAGGGAAGAATGTGGCGACATGCTTTTCTATATTCAGATGATGTGCAATACACTCGGAACTGATATTATTACTCTTATCGAAGGTAATATGGTTAAACTGAAGGTGCGTTATCCACAAGGTTACAGCGATCAACACGCACAAGCGAGAGCTGATAAAGCCTAATGCGGCTCTTTCTTCAGCTTCATCCGGAAGATGTTAAATTTCTTTCGTTTCTGAAGCCGCTGCTTAGTGGACATAGTGTTAGATTTAACGCTGGTCCAGTCGGAACTGTCACAGAGGTATTATTACGCGCACAGGAACATGGTGCGAAGCATATTATTACTACCCATCGTTGGCTCTTGACCAAACTACTGCGGAGAGAAGATGATAGACGACAGCCTGCTCTTGATGATTACGCAGGTAGCATATTCGATAATGGTGGGTATGAGTTTCTTATTTGTAACCCACTTGAACACTTGGCATCAACCAATACAGGTAAGTTTTTGTTTTCTCGTTATATTTCTAAATTCACTCAGCCTGATAGCTGGTTCCCTGTCCCGGCATTTTCTTGGGAACTGGCAACTCCTGCAAGACTTGACGATTTATATGCTGACTTTAGCCGTGCTAATCTTATTGCTCAGGACATTGAAACTATCGAAGATGACTTGGCTATTACTTGCTCTGGGTATTGTGGTGTTTGGTTTGATGCTGTTACAAAGCGTATTCGATTTCATTCAATCGTAATACCATTAAAGGATGAGTATGATCTGGCATGGATACGTAAATTCAATCAGTTGCCTGCTCCCAAAATATTCCAGAATGGTAAATACGACAACACCTATTTTCTCCGGTGGCGTGCACCGGTCCGGAATTGGAAATTTGATACTTTATCACTATTTCATGCCTTTTATTCCGAACTCCCAAAGAGGTTGGATTTTATTGCTAGCTTTGCAATTCGAAAATGGATATTTTGGAAAGACGAATCTGAAAATCCCTTGCATTCTCAAGCATATTACCGTTACAACGCTAAAGATAGTTTTTCAACCGCCTTATCTTTTCTGTCTCTTATTTCCGACCTTCCTAAGTGGGCTGTGCAGAATTATCTTATGGAGTTTCCTCTTATATTCCCCTGTCTCCAAGCAGAATTAACAGGAGCAAAAAGAAATGAACGAAGCTTCAATACTTTACGCGACCAAGTGGAAAGCACGATTGACATTAAGGTCACAAAATTGCGAAAGGCACTTGGAGAACCTGGCTTCAATCCTAACAGCCCACAACAATGTGTACGACTTTGGAAGGTTCTTGGATCTGGCGATATTGTTAGTAGCGACGTTGCCGCAAAGGACAGAGTTAAGAATCGACATCCACTCAATGCTTATCTCGTCAGTCTCATTGAAGATATACGAAAAGATCGCAAACTCATTAGCAGTTACTTTAAGGATAGAGTTACTCTCAACGACAGATTTCTATATCAACTTAATCCGCATGGAACAGATACAGGAAGATTAGCGAGTCAAGAACATCACTTCTGGGTAGGACTTCAGATACATAACATTCCAGTAAAAAGAACAGACATTGTTTACAAGGAAGTGTTCGAATCAGATCCCGGCTTTTACTTTGGAGAAGCTGACTATGCTCAGGCGGAATCTCATGATACGGGCTATCTCAGTGGGGACACGAACCTCCTCACAACTCTCGCCAGTGGTAAAGACTTTCACGCTATCAATGCAAGTGCCTTTTTTGGCTTACCATACGAGAAGATTGTGGATGCCAACGGCAATGTTATTGATAAAGAGCTTCGGGACTTATCTAAGCGAACAAATCACGGGGCCAATTACAATATGGGGGAAAGAATACTCCTCGATACGATGGGAATTAAGAATGTCCTGCGAGCGAGAGAGTTACTTAGTTTACCGAAAAGCTGGACTCTTCTCCAAGTTACGAAACATCTTCTGAAGTGCTTTGATATCGCATATCCAACTGTTAGAAATAGATGGTATGACTATATTAAATATCAGGTACTGACGCACAAAATGCTTGTTGGTCCTACTGGATGGACTAGATACTGCTTTGGTAATCCAACGAAAAGCAAGCAGGATCTTAACTCTTACGTTGCCCATCCTCCACAGTCGTTAAATGCGATGACACTCAACAAGGCTTGGTTAAAGGTATTCTATGAAGTTGCTCTTCCAAATCCAGCGGACTTCAAGCTCTGCGCACAGATTCATGACAGTATTCTATTTCAGTATAGAATTGGAAGACTCGATCTTGTTAGGCGTGTGTATGAATGTATGCTTTTTGATATTCCTGTTACTGACTGCACTGGGATTTCTCGCGTATTACGTGTTCCAGTTGACATGAAAGGTGAAAGCAACATATGGGCACGAATAAAGAAGTTGAAAGTAGATTAAGCCGCAAGCAGTATGATAAGGAATATTACATCAGAAATAAACTGAAGCGTCAACAGCAGATGGAGACTTGGCTTGCTGCACATCCTGGATGGAAGCAGCGGCATAATCGTGAGTATTATCTTAGAAGAATCGGGAGGGCTAAGTGAATGAACCCGATTTCATTAGTTTATATCTCGAATACACCGAAAAAACTGAGCCACCTTATATCTATCATCGCTGGTGTGCTCTGTCCATCATTGCAGCCATACTTGGTAGAAATTTTCATATACAACATGGACACTTCAAAGTGTTTCCAAACATCTATTGTATCCTCGTTGGAGAGCCAGGTGCTAGAAAGTCAACTGCGATTCGTATTGGGAAGAGACTCATCACTTCCACGGGCTATTCTACTATCGCAGCAGATAGAACAACGAAAGAGAAGCTTCTGCTTGATCTACAAGGAGAGACGCAAGAGCTTTCTACAGATAGATCTTCATATGGACAACGACGCAGTTATGACAAGACGACTTCAGATAATCTGTGGGGCAGCAGGGAAGTTGATGATCTATCTCCCAGAGAAATCTACATCACCGCTGACGAGTTTAACGAATTTGTCGGTACCAACAATGTTGACTTCTGTCGAATGTTAGGACAGTTGTGGGATTATGATGATATTTACAGGAGTAGAATTAAGAATGGTGTCAGTGTTGCGATACCATTTCCAACACTTAATATCTTAGGTGGCATTACTCCTCAAGATTATGCTGATACATTCCCAGCGAACTTGATTGGACAAGGTTTTGTTAGTAGGTTAATCCACATTCATGGAGAAATCAGTGGACGAAAATTTACATTTCCAGACCCTCCCGACGAGGAAAAGAAATTGCAACTCGTTACTCTACTTAAGACCATTCAATCGAAAGTCCGAGGCAGCGCGACGATTACGTCTGCGGCTCATGAGATGCTCGACGAGATTTATAAAGGATGGGAGGATATACCTGATGTTCGATTCAGGCACTATTCAAACCGCAGATTTACTCAGCTCCTTAAAGGATGTCTCAGCTGTGCAGCAAGTCACGTCTCGACAACCGTTGACACAGCCGAAGTCTTACGAGCAAACACATTTCTTAGTGCTGCTGAAAGGAATATGCCAAAGGCTTTGGGTGAATTTGGAAAGGGAAAACATTCCGCAATCGCGGACAAATTGCTCAGAATTATTGCTATTACTGCAAAACCGGTGGGACTCAAAGACCTCTGGAAAGAAGTTCACAAAGATTTAGATAAACCAACAGATTTAGCAATACTGATACAGAGCCTTGAGCAAGCTGATAAGATACATCATGTGAAAGCTATTACGGGACAAGGCTGGCTACCCAAAGCCGAAAGACAGAAAGATTTGAAGTTTGTAGACTGGAAACTTTTGAGCGAAGAGGAAAGGAGAGCACTATGAACGAGGGAGCGATGGAACTGCTGCGGGAATGCCGGTTACTGATTATCCGGCTGAGAAATGAAGCCAGAACTGGAACCGGTCGAGACACTATTTCTCGCATCGACGCCCTCCTCGCCCAATCGAAAGCCGCGCCGGAATCTAAATGCGTTTGGTTAATAGAACGTGGGCAGCAGGAGAATCACAGTCCGACTATATGGTGGAGAGCAGCCGCTTGGGAATCTCTTCCTTAT